ATTCACCAATATAATTTGGTATCGGAGGAACAGGTTTATTATCAGATTCTGCTGCCGTACTCTGTTCCTTGTATGTAATCAGAGCCTGTAAAAAATCATGATTATTTATATAGTGTTTAGATGTCATATATACCACAAAAAGTTGTTGACAAAGACTTGACAAAACTGTAAAGTTCGCGATGTCGGTTGTTGATGATAATTAATTAATGAAATATTTGATTTGTTGTATCAGTTGTTTCTTCTTGATTTAAATTAGCTAATTGATTTGAATCAATTGGATCTGGATTATTAAGTTCTAATAAAGCTTTATTATAATAATCAATAAAGGCATCTGTTGGTTCAGTTACAAATAGTATGCTTTCATTCTTAATAAAAATTGTATTAGATTTCATGAGAGATGATGGAAGCCAATTGCCTATAACTAATCCTGTGTGTCTTCCTTTGGTGTAAAACTCTATCAGCATAGGATCCGAAACAGTATATCCACCATCAAGTTCTCCACCTATTACAGAAGCAACAATATCATCATTATTGTTAAGTCTAATTAGTTTTATGTTCTGCATTTTTTAACCCTATCTTGTAGATTTTAAATGGGAACTTCTCTTCAGTATATATCTTTACTCTTTCCACAAAGTGTTTAAGTGTAAAATTCATATGATTTTTATGTCGAATGTCGTCGGCAATGTCATACAATACTGCTATATCTTTTCCCTCGGATTGCCGTAAACCTCTACCAATCGATTGCAAATTCCTAACTCTTGATTTGGATGGTGATGCAAATATAATGTTATGTAAGTTTCTTATATTTACACCGGTGGAAAAAGTTCCAAAAGACGCAACAATAATTGCATCATTTTCCATTTCAACAATTTTTCTTATCTGCTCACGGTCATCAGTATCAGTTCCGCCATGAACGAAGAATACTTTTCTGTTTCCGATATTTTCAGTACTCTGAATCATATCATACAGTATTTTGCCATGTTTATCAACCATTTGAAACAAAACAAGAGTATTATTACCTAAACTTACCGCAAGATTTTTAATAAATTTGTTTCTGGAATTATTTGAAATAAGATATTCAATTTCTTCTTGATATGTTTTACTTGTCATATTTTGACAAACATCATCAGGATGTTTTAGTATTAGACATTTGATTTCAAAATTTGCTAATTGTTTTTTGTCAATTAGTTCTTTTGTGCTAATAACTTTCCTAACAGGTCCAAATAAACCCTCAAGAACCAACTTATGAGTTTTTGTTCCGTCTAAAGTGCCTGTCAAGCCAATTCGATATTTTGTATTGATGCATGATGTTAGTATTGATGTCAATGATTGTGCTTTAAATAGGTGAGCCTCGTCACCAATTATATAATCAAATTTCTCAAAATATTCTTTTGGTAAATTGTACAATGATTGCCAAGTTGAAATTGTTAGTTTCTTGTCAACATTTTTGTCTTTACCTTGATAAATTCTATGTACATTATCATCAACATTAAAATTGTTTTGTGTTGAATAATCAATAAAGTCTGAATATAATTGTTCAACCAAAGATGTTGTTGGAACAATAATTAAGCCTTTGAGATTTTGAAAATCCAATAACTGTCTGAATAATAGATATATTATTAAAGATTTGCCTGATGCCGTGGGCGAAAGAAGCAACGTTCTTCTCTTTTGCATTGCATGAATAAAAGCATCAATTTGATGTTCTCTTGCTTCTATTTTTTTATCTCTCGAATGCAAATTTAGAGATTCTATGAATTTATTTGCATGATAAACGCTAAATTCATCTTCGATGTCTGGTCTAGTTTCATCATACTCGAATGTATAATCTCTAGATACACAAAATTCTTCAATGTATGGTAACAGTCCAAGATAAATTTGATTGTTTTGTAATGAGAACAGCCGTATCTTTCCATCCCAGATTTTATTCCTAAACGCAGGAACAAATTGATGCCCTGGTACCATAAACGTAAAGTACTCGGACAGTTCTTTTGCTGCGTGTTTTTCGCAAGTTATTTTTGCGTAAACTTCATTTACTTTGGAAATAATTAATTTATTGTCCACCAATAAATCTTTCCCAGGAAATAAAATCTTTTAATTGATATGTTCTTGATTTTAATTCAGCCATAATGGACTCAATAACAGACACAACTTCATCATGATAAATTTTCTTTTCCAATAATTTAATCAAATCTGTATCTGATTCTAGATATGTCGAAATGTCGGATTTCAGCGTATATCTAAATGGCTCCCAGTTATACTGTTGCAAATCTTCTTGAGACATTTTACCTGTGTAATATTCCCATTTAATTTTACGCATTTTCAAATAGTCAAAGTTACATTTCTTTGATGACATTTTGTGTTTTATCAGTATATTCAAATACTTACTGTGCAGCATTGGTATTTTGATCAATTCTTTGCCCGGTTCGGTTTGATCAATTTCTGCATCTTTTTCCCACATTTTTAAAACTTGTTCTAAATTTTCCATAATATAAAATAAAAGTTAACTACTTAAAAAATTAAAATAATCAAATCTGAATGTTGCATCTGCCGTAATTATATTATCAGCGGATTCTTTTGTGTCAAATTGAATACTTGATAGCGAAATTGGAAACACATTGAAGAATTGTACTCTAAGTGTTGGATTATTCAAATTTGATAGCACGGTTAATGTTGCATCAGAATAACTTTTCTTCATAGTTTTTGTATATTGATTTTGTATTTCTGATAGTCTGTTGCGTTCAGAAAATCCTTCTGGAGACGCCATCGCACGAAACCATGAGTGCAAATCTTGCCAAGATTGTAATTTTTCATCAACTAAAAATGTAATTGACAGTTCATCATATGTCAATTTATTACCTGGAGCATATACATCCAACATCGGTGTGTTAATTTTTGCCTCACCCATTGAGATGCCTGGAATATTAACTGTTTGGCAAAAAAATTGACTGGCACCAATTCTATCAAACGCTAATAGAAATTTTGTGGGTTGTAATAAATTTGTATTTTCTGGAGTTCTATTGAGTGCTGACATTTAATTAACCTTAAGTACACATCTCTATTTATTACATTCCTAGATCAACTTCTGTTATAACTCTAAATTCCCATCCTCGATCTAAACAATACTCTGTCGCAGCTTTCCATTTTGCTTGGTTGACTCCCCAAGTAACAACCTCTTGGATGTATTGTTTTGTCATTCTTTTTTGTTTTTCTGGTTCTTTTGTTTGTTTTTTTGGTTTAACTTCAACGACCATAGTTTTTATTGAACCATCTTTTGTTTTTATTTTTAGTACGAAATCAGGAAAATATCTGTGAACTTTTCCGTCAGCAGGAGAAACATAAGGTATTATCAATTCTTCACTACACCATGATATTATATTTGGATTTTTGTCCAACCAAGACATTAATTTACATTCCCACGATGATCTATAAATAATATTTTTATAGTCTCCTATATATTTTTGGGGATTATCTGGTGTGAATTTTCCTGAATATGCCATATAAATAGTGTATAATTAAATTTTTACGAGGACCTAATGGCCATAATTTCAATTCCAACGTCCGTTGCTGGTATATCTATACCGGGTCAATTGGGAAAATTTGCACAAGGACCTTTAGCATCCTTATTTGGCGGTGATGGTAAAAATGTCAGCGTACATAGTTATCCTTCCGATTTGGCTAAAGATGCAACAAAATTACATTATGTTCAATTTCTAATTAAAGAAGTTGTTCCCGCCGGCTATAATACCGAAAATGCTCCTCTGATTGATGGTCAATCAATAGGTCTTCCTGGAATTGGAAAATTAATATCATCGGGTGCTCAAAGATTAGAAGAAGGTATAAATTCAATCACAGATAAATTTGGAATATCCAATGATAAAGTAAAAAGTATTGTTTCTAACGTAACAGAAAATATAGGACAAAAAGGTGTTGGTGGATTTATAGGTGAATTATTAACCAAAGGTGTAAAAATATCACCACAAACAACACAACCAAAAGCATATATATCTTTATATATGCCGGACACATTGACTGCACAATACAATGCATCATATGATCAATTGAGTTTGACTAGTGATATTGGTGCGATTGCCAGCACATTAAGAACAGTTGATAGTGCTATACAAAAAGTGCAGTCTAATCCTGGTTCTCCAATTGCATCTCAACCAGAAGTTATAGACGTTGCATCAAAAATTGGAAGTGCGTTTGGTATTGGTGGATCCGAAAACATAGGGAAACTGTTACTGAAAGGTGAGGGATACGCAATTAATCCTCAAATGCAGATGATTTTCCGTGGCGTTGACATGAGAACTTTTAATTTATCATTTACATTTACTCCAAAATCCAAAAAAGAATCTGATGAAGTTGATGCAATAATCAATTTGTTTAAATTCCATTATGCGCCTAGACTGGAAACTGGAAAATCATCATCAAATGATAGTATGTTTTTAGTACAACCTTCGATATTTAATGTACTTTTTAAAATCAACAGTAAAGAAAATAAATATTTACCAAGATATGGTGATTGTGTTTTAACTAGTATTGATGTTAATTATGCACCAAATGGATGGGCTTCATATAAAGATGGCGCACCGGTTCAAACACAATTAAACTTACAATTTCAAGAAGTTGAAGTTATGGATAGAGGCAAACTTGAACAAGGTTCTAAGTCCGCAGATAAGGGACTACGTTAATGAAATATTTCAGCACACTTCCAAAAATATTAACTACGGATTATAATGGTTCTGGATTGACTGTTACTAATATAATTGCCCGCGCGGAACTAAGAGAATCTTTATTAAAAAATCCACTTTTATTTTATAGTTATGATATACAAGAAGGTGATACTCCAGAAATTATTGCTGAGAAGTATTATGGTGATCCATATAGGTATTGGATAGTATTGTTTTCTAGTCAACTACTGGATCCACAATGGGATTGGCCAATGAACTCTCGTGTTTTTGACAAATATATCGTCAACAAATATTCCGGAGAAGAATATGCTAATTCAAATGTGTCTTCTGTTGTGCTATCTTATGCAACAGGAACTGTGAAAGAGTATAGAAAAACCATAACTACGACGGACGAAAATACAGGAACACAAACTTCGAAGACTATAGTTATTGACGAAAATACATTCAACGATACTTCTGAATCGACAATAACACAAACATCCGATGCTGGCTATACAGTAACGCAAAGTGTATCTTTAGAACCAATAAGTATATACACTTATGAAAGTGAGTTGAATGATTCTAGACGCACAATTAATTTGATAAATTCAATATATGTAAATCAAATTGAAAATCAATTTAAAACATTGATGGGTGCATAAATTGGCAAACGATGTACCATCAAAATCGGGAGTAGTTTATCCTAAAGATTTTTCGTTAATTAATTTAACGCTACTAACTCCTGTCAAGACATTTGATATGAAAAGCGTTTTGACGGAATTGTCTTATCATGAAGACATATTTAATAATACAGCATCCGGTTATTTGATGATTACTGAGTCGATGGGATATCTTGAGACATTGAATATGATTGGTAATGAATATATTCGAATGACTTTTGGTAAAACTTCGGATGAGATTACTTGGACCGATAAATTATTCAGAATTTATAAAGTTGATAGAAGAAAACTTGAAGGTAACATGAATACCGAATCGTATTCATTATATTTTTGTTCTGATGAAATGTTGTTATCTGAGCAATATAAAATTAGTAAATCATATAAAGGTAAGAGTGTTTCCAATAATATCAATGATATTATGATGAATTATTTAAAAATTCCACAAAAGAAAATAGGAATAATCGAAGAGACATATGGTGTATATGATTTTATTGTGCCAAATTTAAAACCATTTGATGCAATCAATTGGCTATCAACATATGCTCGACCCATGCCCGATAAAGTTGGTGCGGACATGGTATTTTTTGAAGATAGATATGGATTCAATTTTAGATCGCTACAATCAATGATGTCTCAGCCGGCATATCACAATTATGTTTATGAGGCTAAAAATATTCCAGATCAAGACATAGAAAAGAAAATACAAAATGTTACAACATATGAAATACTAGATTCATTTGATTCGTTAGATGCAATAAACTCTGGTATTTTTGCAAATAGATTAATATCTGTTGATCCTTTATTGAGAAGATATCGGATAACAAATTTTGATTATTCTGATTATTTTACAAAATCTAAAAAATTAAACAAATATCCAATAACCAATAATTTTAAAAATAGAATGGGTGATGGATTAAACTTTACTCCACAAGCAGTAACAAAACTGGTTTTTTCAAATTTCAATCAAAATGATTCTTCTTACATAAAATCAAAACCAAATTCAATTGGGCATGATATTTTTGCGGAAACTT